TTAATATTAAGAATTTTTAATCAATGACTTCATGAATTCAATTATAATATTCCTGATCTCATCTTCTATATATTTCTTTAGAGGATTATCATCTTCTTTAGAATATTTATTGATTGTGTAAGCCATTCTATTTTCATCATCTATATAAGTTATATTAGCTTCAATATGTTTATTAGATGCAGTATATTGGATTGGCCCAACTATGGCATTTATCTTTTTATCATCTTTCTCTATAATGATAGCACTAAAGTTATTATCCTTAGTTCTATCTATTCTAGAATTTTCTGATATATAATATGCATCTTTTAGAGACCATTGAATTGAAAGAAGTCCATATAATACATAATAAATATTTTCATTCTTTACATATTTGATTATATCTGATATAGACTTCTTATATAAATATAGACAATAAGTTCTATATATTAAATTAGACTTATCATATGAAGTCTTCTTTACCAAAGCTTGTATAAATAATAGATGGAGGCCAACCTCGCCTATATTACCATCTGGCATATCTATCACCCTATACGATTAACTATAATTTCATAGAGTATTACGAGTAATGCATACAAAGATAGTATACTAGCTCCTACAACTAGGAAATGAGTAATTATATTTAAATTTTCATCAGTAGAATATTTTTTACTTTTTGATTTTCTTACATTTTGAATAATTATTACTAAAATATATGAAAATATGAATATAGTAAGAATTCTTGCTATAATATCAAGAGAAGATACATTAATCTCGTTCATTTGATACTCCTAAATTTAAAATCTGATACTTTAATTTCTTTAACTGTATTTATTGATACCATAGATTCTAAAGTATATACAAATGCATTAAATAGTTCATCTAACAATTCAGCATTATCTTTAATTGAGATAGAATATTGATTTGCATTTGCTTTGTATTTATCTAATTGTAATACCGTTAAATAATCACATGGCAATCCAGCTTTATCTAGCATATATTTATATGCGGCAAGTTGTATAAAATACTTATATCCGATAGTAGAAGATGTCTTATAATCTACTATATGGATTTTATCTCCTATTTGTAGTACAGCATCAATAGTACCACAGAAGTATTTACCAATGAAAGATTGCTCTAGCATTAGTGGAATTATCATTTTACCACTATTTACTCCAGCATCTAAAAACCATTTAAGAAATGATGCAAACCCCATACTAATATTATCACCAGAAACCATTGGAGATCCATTTCTTAGGAAGTTCTCGATTTCATTATGAACTTTAGTGCCTTCGGTTGCATATCTATTTAATTCTTTTTTATAACCTATACCTTTGAATCCAAGAGAGTTAGCCCAATTAGCTATATAATCCTCATGGATATGATGTAATACTTGTGTCACACTAGGAACTTTATTTGTACCATGCTCATAAGTTCCAGTCTCAATTATATCGTCATTTATATTAAAGTAAGACATTTATTAATACCTCGCTCAATCATTATAAAGTATTTTAATGTAAAAACTACTGTTTATAAAAATTTCATGGGAACTTTATAATAAATATAGTTTCGCCAACTATATTCACCTTAACCTTAAGATTTTTGTGAGCTCTATTTGTTAGTTTACTCTTTTCTTTTGTTTAATTTCATTTTAATAATTAATCTCCAGTGTTATATAACCCCTAGGTGCTTCAGGCCCCTAGGGGTGTATACACTCATATTTTAAACATTGTAGTAATATTTTCTTATAACTCAAGGAGGTTTACTAAATGGCACAACAGTTGAATTGTAAACTGATAAACGAAACTTTCATCTTTAAGCAATACAAAGATGAATATGAAAAATCCATTCTAAACTTTATTCATGGTGGTACGCTAATTGACGTAAAATCCGATGAATTCTCTGATGTAGCATATGATGTTAAGAAAAGCCAAGTAGGTGGCTTCTTAGTTGCTGCAATGGAATCTAAATCTATTAGATTATATATTAGCAAACATCCTCTAAACCGTAGCACTCGTGTTGTTACTGCAAAAGATGTTAAGGGTGGCAATGGTAAATACGTTGTATACGTAGATTGCTCCCAAATTCTTGATAAAAAAGATGGTAAATATGTATGCAATAATATCAAACAATTAGTTGCATATCTATTAGATGCATCTGTAAACTTAATGTACTTCTCTGGCTATCGCGGAATCATTTCTAAATCTTCCACTATTAAAGCTGGTTCTTATGCATTTGCAAGTTTATTCAATAATGTAATTAATTACTTATTCAAAACAAACTCTGTAAGTAATATTCATAATCGCTGTGTATTCTTAGCGTCCCAATACTTCATTCGTAATATCATGGGCGGTGCTAAAGATACTTATGAATATGCAAATAATACAGACTTCTCTAAACAAATTGCTCGTATTTCTGAACGTGAAGTTGAATTAATTGAAACTTATATCGATAAAGACTCCTTCAGAAATATTGATAACTTTGTTAAGATGCTTCGTGAAGCATTGAAACTACAAAAATTAACTACTGAAGCAGTTATCGCTGCTTGGGTTAAATTATATACTCCATCCACATTATTTGCATTAGAATACTTCCCTGCATTCTCTTCTATGATGACTAATGCTTATATTGGATGCTATTTGAATAATCAATCTACTATTGAAAAAGTTACTAACCGTGGTCTTCCAGAATATGTAAAAAGTATTCTAGAAACGGGAGGCAATTACTATGAAGCGTTACGATAACGAAGTTTATAACTACGTTGATCAACTTAAGAATTATTCTACAACTAATATTTCTAGTATTCAAAAAGGTATAGTACCAGAAGTAGTGGATTTGACTTGGAAGAAGACAAACTACTACGTTGCTGATGGTATTCGTAAATATGTAACTTATGAAACAAAAGGTTTCATCTTACGAGTAACTGGCGTTCGATATAGAGTCCTAAAAGTTAATAGAAAAAATATTAACTTTGATAAACGGATGACTGATGCGGTTAATGAAGGTTTAGTATATCCATTTATGCTTTTCGTAAATGGTCATCATATTAAATGGTCTTCATTCCGCGTTGTTCGTAATTCCAAATATACATATATTGTAGCTGATGAAATGAAGACTGAAGATGTTAATGGTCTCCATATTGAAAAAGTAGCTATAGTAAATCTCCCTTATACATATATGAGTTATTCTGAATCCAGACGTATTCCAGGAGGTTATCAGGAATTATTCCGATTTGCTGATGATGGTACACTATCTGGATTTGGTGCAACTGTTTATAGTTTAGATACTGAAAAGATGGGTGTTACTTATGGTAACATCAAAACTCTTAATGGTGGTAAATTAGTTAATTATGATCTAGGAGTAAATTCTAAATTCAAGTTAACTAATAACAACTTCTTATGCTGGAAGAATTCTTTATTTGATAAAGATCTAGATCCAGAAGTTAAGAATCTTAACTTAATTTCTATGAATAATGGAGATCCAATCGATTATGATTTGGATATCAAATACTTCTATAGAGATATTACTAACCATAACTTAAGTAATATTACTATTCCTGAAAATACAACTCTTCTTAAACACTTAGTAGCGGAAAAAGAAAACGAAATGCCTCAACTAGATACAACTGCTCTAGGTAGAGACTTTGATTTTAAATATAAAGGCGATACTGAGTATGAAGATAATGTAAACTCTGGTATTAGATATATAAGTCGATATAACTCTAAGTTATTCAATGATTTATACAAAAAGCGTCTTAAAATTCATAGCCGTCAATTCACTGGTGCTGAATTTAAGCAAAATATTTCTAATAATGTATTAAGAATGCCTCGTGGATTCCATAAGAGTCCTGATGTATATGTAATGATTCATAAAGATGGTGAACTATGGGATCACTATCATAGAATCCGTTATGTTGGAGCCGACTTTGAAGTTCCATTGACTGATACTGAAATCTCTAAGATTGCAGACTATAATACATTTGAAGTTGTTTACTTCACTGGAGTTAATAATAACTTTATCGAAGTAAACTGTACTGAAGATAATAATAGTATTGAAAATACTCTAATTAAATATGATGACTTGTTGGTATTTGCTAACTATACTGAAGATCATATTTATAAAGAGTTAAACTTCAATAAACGTACTATCTTCGACGTTAAATATAAAGTTGATAAGGACCATAAACGAATTACATTTACTAATCCTGCATATTATGGTAAGACCATTTACATGGCAGCTAAAAACCAATTCAAATATGCTCATTTCCAAGTAAATAAACCAACAGTTCGTTATTTCTTTAGCCGTGGCTTTATTCCTTGCCTCAATACTGAACGATTTGTGGTATTCCATAATAATAGAATGCTTACAAAAGACATGTATAGGGTAATTGTACCACAAGTGGAAAATACTTCCACTGAGGTATGTATCCATGTCCGTAGAGTGGCTCAACCTGGGGATGCAATCGATGTTTTCTATTTACCTTATGACTTTAATTATGTTGATATTGGCCGTTCTAACCAAGTCGATGTAGTTACAGTTAGAGCAACTATAGATAAACAACCAATGTTTAGTATCCCTTACCCATCTAGATCTCAATTGCTTAATGGAGAAAGCTTCTTCTTAATGAGAGGCTCCGTTATGGTTGATCAATCTAGATATAATGTAATTGGACGTAAGATCGTATTTACTGATCCTGATGATTATGTAGATTATGGTCGTGAATTAACATTTGTATTCATTTACAATAAAAATATTGATCTTAATCCTTATGGTGGTATCGAAGAAGAAGATGTACTTAATGTAGATCCTAGATTCGTTACTACTGAAAGAGATAATCAATTAGAATTTGAAATTCCTTATCCAGAGGGATTCAATGGCTTCTTCTTCGTATCATATCGTGGATTATATGTAAATCCTAACCGATATATCATTAATGAAAAGACTAGAACCATCAGATTCTTAAATGTTAATACAGGTCTCGCTAAAGGTACTGCTGTAGTATTCGTATTCATTTACCCTAACGATAAGAATAAAGTAAGTACTGCGGCAGTCACAGTTAGAGCTACAATTTCTAATCAAACTAAATTCAGTATTCCTCTACCATATACTAAATACTTTGAAGATGATAATAGCTTCTTCTTAATTAAGAATGGTGTATTCTTGAATAGCAATGAATACTACGTTGATAAAAAAGAAAAGACTGTTGAATTACTTACTACTGAAGGTTTAGATAGAGGTCAAGAATTAGTATTTAACTTTATCACTGGCAAAAATGTTTCTGTAAAAACTGCTATTGAAGAAGTTCGTGCAGATCAAGATGGTCAGATGGTATTTAAATTACCTAAGTTATTCCATGATTACAATAGAAAGGAAAGCAAGTTCTTCTGTGTAATTGGTGATACTTATATTGATAATCGTAGATTTGAAATTGACGGTAATGACTTTAGATTCTTAAGTAATGAAGATAGAGTTCCTGAAGGTCGTATTCTTACATTCATATTTGCATATATTGAAGAAATTGATTCTGAAACTGCAACTATTGGTAAGATTGCCGATACTTCTAAATATGCTACTTTCAAAACACAATCTGTAGTATGCTCAGAAAATGGCCAACGAGTATTTAATATTCCTTGGACGGATTCTATGCTATTAGATAAGAAGATTCTTGTTACCGTTGGTTCTACTTTTATTAGAGAATCTCAATATGTTATTTCTAAAACAAATAATACATTGACTATCATTGATGATAATATTGTAACTACTACTGATCGTCAAGTTACATTCACTTTGGTAGATTCTGACTATGTAGTAATTCAAAAAGAAATTATTGACGTTGATGCTATCGTAGATAATCAAATGGAATTTGATATTCCTTTACCATATAGAAATTACTTTAAACAAGGTAACTCTGTAATGGTATTTGCAAATCAAACTTACCTAGATCCTACAAGATATAATATTGACGTTGACAATAATAAGTTATACTTATTAAATTATGATGAATCTCTTCTTAAAGGTCAACAATTATCATTCTTATATTTCTATATTGCAAATCAATCCAATAAATCATTAGATCGAGAAGATGTACAGCATCCATTGATTAATGAACGTGGATATATTTATCTAAACAGAGTTGATTTAGAGCATCCTATGAATAGTAATCTCTATTTCTTATACATCAATGGTAAGAAAATCGATAGAGATAATATTAAGGATATTGCTAATAATATCATTAGACTTAAGAGTGACGTTCAAACTCGTTTCAATACAGTATTGATCGACTACACTCCATCTATTCCTGAATTAGATACTTATAGAAATATTAACTCAGATTATGATATTATTATGAACCAAGTTTCTAATGAAGATATCAATAAACTATTCAATATCTATAATAATATTACAGATCTTGAAGGTCATATAGTTCCAGATACTTCTCAAGAAGCTATCATTAATGATATCATCAGAACTCATTACTTAGGTAATGGTATAAATAAAGGTTTACCATTTGTTTATACATATGATACAACTACATTGAAGAACAGATCTATTTATGAATTAGCCACAACTACTCATAGATATATCTCCCCTGCTAAGTATACATTTGTAGTTCCTAAAGGCGTATCTTTACTCAATGTAAAAACAATTGCATCTGCTGGACGTATTAAACCAATTACTAGAGCAATGCAAACTCTTGGATACTTTACAGATTCCGATATCGAATATGGTGGTATTAGTTACATATTACCAACTCAAGTTGCAGATTATGTAGAAAATGTAATCGGATATACTAATTTAACTAAAGCTAGTATCCCATTAGATAAACCATATTCTACTAATTTAGACTTGACAAAGAATATGTTTGAACCATCATTCATTCCAGAAAGATCTAATGATACTGTAGAAACTCGTGGTAGATTCAGACCAAATTACTATCATAAAGAAGTAATTACTAATGTGAAAGTTTACCCTGGTTTGAAATATAGAATCAAAGTTCCTGAAAATGGATTTGTAAATATTGCTTATAATTTATGCAAGACTGATTTGCCTCAATATAATCTACCTTATAGAATTAACTTCGACTCTGATAGACATTCTGCAGTAGTTTTATATAAAGGTGATACTACAAGAGTAGCTGATGAATATATTGAAGATTTTGCCGAAATCTATAGTGATAATACGATGCTTGAATATAATCAGCCATTCAAAGAACCAGGCGAATTCTATTGGACTTGCCCTGATCATGTAGCTGAAATTATTCTTACAATGTGTAGCGGTTATAAGAGCACTCCTACAGATGCTAATCTAAATCATATTGATAGATATTCAGCAAGCTTCCAATTCTGCGGATATAATTACATTGACTTCTCTACTGCTCCAATTCCAGAGCCAGGTAATATAGAAGATCTAGATGTAAATAAATTCTATGACAGAATTGCAAATGAATATGATTCTACATTGTTAAATACTGTTATCGGTGGTAGTGAATTATTATTCGCTACAGATCATACAGAGTTTGCTATTGGTACAACTGAAGTTGGTTTCGTAGAACCTACAGATACATATGTAATTGATAGCTCTGGTAATAATACTACATATAGACAAAGATTTAACTATCTATTGGCTAATGGTGTATCAGCATCTAGAAGCATCAGTACTATTCCTGAAGAGGTTACTACATATATTAAAGTTAAACCAATGGAAAGCTATACAATTTTTGTAACTCCACAAACCACATCTATTCAATTAGATATGACTAGATATGAAAATAAGAAGTTACATGGCGCTGCTGGTATTTCATTTACTACAGCGGTAGAAGATGTAAATACTTTCAATAAGAATATGTATATTGCTAATACTCTTAATGCTGATCATTTAGCTAACCCTCATATTAATTATGAAAAGTTAAATGTAGAGCCTAAGAATAGTGAATTAGTTGGAGACCCAAGTTTATCTCATGTAATTTCCGAAGAAGAAGCTATATTAGAAAAAGATAAACCAGTATTCAATAAACCATTGCCTGAAATTGACTTTGACGATGAAAATGAAATCATTGATATCGATAAAGTTATTATTCATGATGGCGATACTATTATAAATAAAAATGGTTAATTAAGTTCAAAAACTATAGAGCTAGGGCCTTTTGTGTCCTAGCTCTATTTTTGAACATTAATGTAATTATCTAACTTTTCAAGGAGGTAAACGATAATGACAACTTCCAACTATAATGGTCTTCGTGTCCCTCTTATAGCATTAGATTATAACTCTCGTTTTATGGCAGAGAAGAAAGAAATCTTATTTGACTATAAAAAGGGCAAGCTATATGTAGTTTCGGCTGAAGATAAATCTGTTATCTTTGATATAACAGAACTTATTCTAAAAGAAGTAGAGAAGAATGTAGACTTATCTAACTATACATTCAATATCAAAGGCGTAGGTGTTGTAAACCTAGGCGAATATATTAAACAATTATCTGAATTTAACCTTAAAACTTTAGATGAACCTAATAAACGCTATCGGGTTCCTCAAATCAAATTCGATAATGATTCCATTTCTAATTTCGATGGTAATATTGAAATTAATGGATTCAAAAGTGCAAATAATAATACCTACCCAGTTAAAGATGGTAATGTAGTTAAATGGGTAGCTCGTACTGATACTGATATTGTAGATCGTGTACGTCACTTAGAAGAAACTGCACCTCCTGATGCAGAGAAATTTAAGAAACTTCAAGACGATGTAGCTAAGATTAAAATTACTGCAGACCAATATGCAGATCTTCCTATTCTACGAAGAGATGTTGATACTGCAAAAGAAACTGCTACTCGTGCTCAAACAACAGCTGATGGTCTTAATGGTAAGATTGAATCTGCAATTAATAATGTAAAAGCTGTTACAACTGGTATCGATGATGCTAAGAAACGTCTTGTTGCTTTAGAAGCAAAAGAAGACTTAACTGCTAGAGTTAAAACTGTTGAAGGTAAGGTTGATAAAATTGAAGCTAAGACAGATTATGGACCTCAGATTAGTATTCTACAACAAAAAGTATCCACCTTAGAGCAAGCTGGCGATAATACTGCAACTATTAATGAATTGAAACAAAAAGTTTCTACCATTTCTGATGGTATTGAAACTAGAACTCGTTTGGTTAATAGTGAATTAGAAGAATTAAAGAGATATAATACTACTAATACTCAAGCTCGTGACGCTTTAGGTGCACGCATCGATGCATATGATAACTTGAATATTGGTGATACTTTAACCTCTTATAAAACAAGACTTACTGCATTGGAAGCTATTCCTAACTTAACACAAAATGTATTGAAAGTTGAACAAACTACAAATACATTAACTAATAGCTTCGCTCAATTACAATCTAAAGTAAATGGATTATTATCTGCTGAAGATCCATTACCTAAAATTAGAGCTCTTGAAGCTGCTAATACTAATAGAAATAACTTAAGACAAGAATCTCAAGTTAACTTAGCTGGTGGTGTTTCTAAAGAAATCACTCCTGGTGTTGTATATAACTTCCTACTAGATACAGCTGAACCTCAATTTACCATCAAAGCTGTATCTGATACAACTCAAGAAATCATATTGATTCTTAGCCCTCATAATATTGGAGCTCAAGCATTCAATGTACATATTACTCGTAAAGATGGTATTGAACTTAAGTTACCTAAACGTATCATTCCTAGTAAGAATAATGAAGCTCAACTAGTTAGACTTAATTCTTATGATGGCGGTATCAACTGGTTCTGTACCGTTTCTCCTACCTTTGTAGGTAAAGACGCAAATATCGATAATTAATCTGGAGGTTTATTTAGATGGCGACTTTAAAATTTACACCTTCTAATCGGGCCGATCTATCTCAGGTCCCTATTACAGAAGGTCAGTTTATATTAACAAATGATACAAATGAAGCATTTTATGACGTTGCATATGACATTCGTTTTAAAACTTCTTCTTTTGTAGCTTTAGATACAGATGCCGACAGATTTAAATTATCTAATAACGATAAAGCTAGTGCTGGCAAAGTATACTATGTAAAGGGAACTCAATTATTCTATACTTGGACTCAAGAAAAGAACTGGAATAATGTAATTGCTTCCCAAGAAATTAGTAAAGTTATTGGCGATTATAAGAATATCACTCCAACAACTTTAGTTAAAGGTGAAGAACGATTCGCTCCTTTAACAATTGCATCTCAAGTTTATACTGATGATGGTGAAACTGTAGAATCTAAAGTTAGACAAATCTCCCATATTTCTTCTTCCTTTGATTCTATTGTAGTAACTAAGAAAGGTAAAACTTTCAATATTCCTGTACCATTTGAAGGATACTTCAACTATCCTAATGCTATGCTAGTATATATTGGTACAGTTCAAATCTATCCAAATCGTTATTCTGTGGAAAATAATACAATTACTTTCCAAGAAGAAGTAGATATTAACCGTACTATCAACTTCCAATTCATTTATAACACTCAAGCTCCTAAGCTTGAAACAATGAATTTTATTGATGGTGCATATATTGCTAAAGGTACTATTCCTATCGATAGAATGGTTAAGTATAGCAATGATTATATGACTAATGATACTACTGCAGTTGCTACAAGCGCAGCAGTTAAAGGTCTATATGATGTAATGGCTAACTTAATGGATAGAAGTGCCATTGTTATTCGCTGTACAACAAAAGATGATAATTCCCATATGGGAACTAACTTATCTGATGATTATAAACTAATCGATGGTAATATCCTATTAACTCGTTTCCATGCTGACGTTGCAGATAATGCCACAATTACGGTTGGTGGGGTATCTTATCCAATTTTTGTCGGCGCATCTCCAGTAAAATCTGGCCAAATTAAAGCCAATGATGAATTATCATTACAATTTGACTCTAAGTCTAATAGGTTATATGTAACAAATGGTATGCCATATCTAATTGATAGTACTACTTATACATATACTGCAGCTACTGATGGTGAATCTAGTATCAAATTTGATGCATTAAATTACAATCCTGGCACTGATAAATTAGAAGTATTCCAAGATGGTATTAGATTGACAGAAGGTATTAACTATAAATTTAGCGAGACATCTAAATCTATAGTTTTATTAGGTTATTCTGCTGATAAAGGTGATACATTTGAGTTAGTTGTTTATAAAGTTTCTCGTAGTAGAGGATCTAATAATCAAGTAACTATTTATCGCCCTGAATTGGATGAATCTATAAATAATTTCAGAAATGAATTAACAGCATTCAAAAAAGAAATACAAAAAGCTGATGAAAAATCTTTAAGTGTTATCTTTCCTAAATATGGTGCAGAGACTGATTTAGGCGATTGCACTATCGTAGGGATTGATAATGTTAATTGGTTTATAGTTGATTGCTTTAGCGAATCTAATCAATCATTCCAATCCATAACAAGATGCATGGATGAAAATCAAATCACTAAATTTAAATTTATTTTGATTACACATTTCCATGCAGACNAAGCTGATGAAAAATCTTTAAGTGTAATTTTCCCTAAATATGGCGCAGAGATTGATTTAGGCGATTGCACTATCGTAGGGATTGATAATACTAATTGGTTTATAGTTGATTGCTTTAGTGAATCTAATCAATCATTCCAATCCATAACAAGATGCATGGATGAAAATCAAATCACTAAATTTAAATTTATTTTGATTACACATTTCCATGCCGATCATTATGGTAATCTAGAAAAATTAA